GCAATTTGATGCCAGTGCAGTTTTAGGGGGTATCTTTGGGGATGCGCAATTAGCTATGATTGCGGGTGTAAATGAGTTCGGTGTGACAATAGACGTTACTGATAAGATGAGGGCTTTTTTAGCAGCTAACGGGCTGTATTTGAAAAAGACAACTACTACAATCACTATACCTGAACGGTCTTTCTTACGGTCTACTTTTGACAATAAGGGTGTTATAAACCGGATACTTAAAAAGACCGGGGATTTTATATATCAGATTGATGTTGATGAAAAGAAAGTTTTGGACATAATAGGCGTTAATTTAGTTGCTGCAATTAGACGTAAAATTAAAAGCAATATAGGCCCAGAGAACCACCCTTTTACTATTAAACAAAAAGGTGGTAAAAACAAAACACTAATAAATGAAAGTCATTTATTACAGGGAATAACGTTTAAAATAGAATGATTACTAATGTATATACAGCGATAGTCAAACACCTCCAAACAGTTACTATTAGTAATGTAACTGAAAGTGTTGTAGACGGTGAGTATGTCGAAACTGTAGTGACAGGCACTAAACAACTTGGCATTTTTCCCTTGACTATGAAAGACTTAAACTACACCCCTGAGGGTGCATATACATTGCAAGACAAAAAGCTGTATGAGATTGGTAGTGGAACTATTGCAAAAAAAAGTATACTGAATTTAAGTGATGGGAATTATAGAATTGATGAGTGGTCAGACCGGAGTTTTGACGGTAATTTTACAATGTATATTGCAAAAAGGATACAAGCATGATACCAGCAAGTAACATAAAAGATGCAATGAAAGCATTAGCAACTTACTTGAATATATACTATATTCGTGCTGATCAGTTAGTAGATGTGTCAACATATCCTTACTTTGTGTATAAAGTTATCTCTAACGCTGAAGAGAGTGACCACCAAAATGTTATTGTAGTTAATGAGAATAGTATTGATAGTACTAATGCTGATATAGTAAGATATGAAAAAAATGAAACTGTCATTTCTTTGACTTTTATTGATAAGAACGATGTTAGCGACATATACACTTATGCTACGCAAGCACTACAATGGTTTAAATCAATAAGCGGCAAAGAGACATTGCGGGGGCTTGACATTATACCACGTTTAATTGACCCTGCCCCCGCGGACCGCTCAGTGTTTCTGTCTGCTTTGTGGGAAAATAGAGTGGGTTTTGACATAAGATTTGACTATACAGGAACTTATACACAGACTATAGAGGCTGTGGAAACAATAGAAATTACACCGACAATAGACGGTGAAGAAAAATCAAAAATAACCATTGAGGAGAGTTAAAAAATGGCTTTTATAAATGATATAACCATAAACATATCCCGTGGAACTATTGGCCTGAATTAACTGATCTAACAGACTTAGGGTACAATACAACTGACCCAGAATATTTAATGACAAGTGCTATGTTTGCACAGTCTCCACGGCCGTCAACTGTTAAAGTTATTCGGGTTACTGGAACATATACTACGGAGTTAACAACACTAAGAACTACAGATGATGCCTGGTATTCAATTAACATTGATTCTAGATTGAAAGCAGACCTAAACGCTGTAGGTACTTGGGCGAACAGTAACAAGAAACTTTTTATTGGTTGCTCTAGTGACATTACATCATTGGATAGCAGAAATGTAGACCGTGAAGCGTACATAATCCATAATAATTCAGCTACAGATTACCCCGATTGTGCATGGGTTGGCCGTGTTATTCCTGAAGATCCAGGGTCCACAACATGGAAATGGAAAGTATTAAGCGGGCAAAATGCCAGTACGTTTACTAGTACTCAGTTAAACACTATTAGAACTAATAATGGTCAAGCAATTCAAACACAAGCGGGTGCAACATTTGTTAACGAGGGAAAAACCACTAGCGGTGAATTTATCGACATTATACAGGGGCAAGATTGGGTTGAAGATCAATTAAAGATTGGCTTACTTTCTTTATTGGTAAATAATAATAAAGTTGCTCTTGATAATACTGGCATAGCTTTAGTTGAAGGTGTTGTCCGAGACGTACTTAAAAGAGCTGGTGATCAAGGCATTATTGCTAACGCTACCGATGAAGCAGACTTTGCATTGAGTGATGATAAAGTGTATATTTATCAGGTCACTGTACCAGCAAGATCCGCAATCTCTGCGACCGATAGAGCAAATAGGACTTTACCAGATGTTAAGTTTACATATACTACAGCCGGTGCAATCCACAAAGTGGAAGTCACTGGAAAAATTACGGTGTAAGGAGGTTAAACCATGGCAAGTAAATATTTAGGCACCTATGACCCTAATGAAGTAACCCTTAAGTTAGGTGATTTACAGATAAGCGGTTTTTTTGATGGTACATATATTACCGTTGCAAAAGCTGACAATGAGATATACAAGAATCATGTCGGGGCATATGGTGAAATGTCCCGAACTAAAAACAATAATAATTCAGGCACAATTACTTTTACGCTGAAGCGTACTAGTCCGTCCAACCAAAAACTTGATCTTTTAAAAAGGAATCCTGCAACTTTTGCATGTCTTTTGAAAGATAATTCAAGCTCTAAGTACACGGCGGTTAGCTCTGATTGTTGGATTATGACTGACCCTGATGATGAGTTCGCAGTTGAGGAAGCGGGCGTGGAATGGGTTATAATGTGCGCTGATTTAAATAAATCTTTTATATAGTATAGTGTGAGGTGGCTTTATGGTAAGAAAAGAAACAATTGAAGTTAATGGAAAGCTGTACGAGTTACAGCACCCAGGAGCCAGGGAATGGCTCAAGTTAAAGCAAGAGGTTTTCGCGTTAGGTACAGGCGGTCACATGTCAATAGACATAGTTAAATTACTTGACTATTGTTTCGAACACGTGGTTTTCCCTAGCGAAGGACCTAAGCTATCTGTAGATACTGATAGCATGGAATTTATAGAAGAAGTAGAGGAGGTTTGGAGCGTTGTGCTCCCTCAGTTTCTTAGAGGGAACACTGTCCTTGAGTCGTACACTACCAGTGGGGGAGCGACTAAGACAAGCTAAACAAAATAGTTTAGCGATTGATACAAAAGTAAAAAAGGAGATTAACCGAGATTGGTATTTTTGGAGGCCCATAATGTATAAAGTTTTAACATACACGGAGGCTTGTAAATTACCAGACGATGAGCTGATAATGGTTAACGCAGCATTAGACAAATATCTAAAGGAGCAGCAACCTAAGAAAGGTAAAAAGTAATGGCTAATACAGTACGTGACATATACGGTCGGTTACGACTTAAGGACCAAACGAAAGGCGAGCTTAATAAATTTGAGAAAAACACTGACAAAGCTAAAGGGTCCGTTGTTGGTATACAGCAAGCACTTATTGCTCTGGGTGCTGTACAAGTTGTAGGCGCCATTGCAAATCTTGCTGGTGAGTCTCTTAAACTGGCTGGTGCTTTTGAGCAAACACAAGTGTCTTTTGAAGTTATGCTGGGCAGTGCTGATAAAGCTAAGAAAATGCTTGAGGACATTGACCAGTTTTCCCTGGTAACTCCTTTTGAGCCTGAGACATTGCAAGAGAGTGCAAAAACTCTTTTACAATTTAACGTAGCTAGTGAAGATGTATTAAAAACTATGCAAATGTTAGGTGATGTTTCAGGAGGCAATCAAGAGAAAATGAAAAGCTTGTCCTTAGTTTTTGGCCAGGTATCTTCTCAGGGTAAATTGATGGGCCAGGACCTGCTACAAATGATCAATGCAGGCTTTAACCCTTTGCAAATATTAGCAAAAAAGAACGCATCCTCAGCCGCGGAAATGAAAATAGAATATGGCAGGCTAAAGGACCAAATGTCAAAAGGCGCTATCTCAATCGAACAAGTTAATGAAGCTTTTAGGATAGCGACGAGTGAAGGCGGGGACTATCACAATATGTTACAAAAACAGTCTGAAACTTACGAAGGTATGATGTCAACCTTACGGGGGTACAGGTCCGCTTTTCTCCGGTCCTTTGGACAAGAGATGATGAAAGTTGTTAAACCCTTTTTAAAATTTCTTATCGATAATATAGATACAGTAAGGATCTTAATGAAGGCCCTCATTCCTGTTATTGGGGTGTTGCTGGTTGGTGCTTTATATGCTGCTGCGGTTGCTGCATGGGCTTTTGTAGCTCCCTGGGTTCCTTTTATAGCTATAGGGGCAGCCATTGCGGCGGCGGTGTTTGCTATTACATTAGTTATTCAGGATTTTATTACCTGGATTGAGGGGGGCGAATCGGCACTTGCTGGTTTTTTTGAGGTCGCCGGCAAAGTCCTTGCTATAGTTGGACAACTTGCGTCGGGAAACTTGCTAGGTGCTATAGTTGGTGTGACTGATTTAGTAGCGGGTGGTGATGGTAAAGAAAGTAGTGCAACGGGCGGGGTGCCAAAGCGGGCTTT